TAGTCTCTTTCTTCTTTTTTAATAGGTAAATCATCATGTTTTGTTTTAGCGTACTTTTTAACACTACTTTTTTTCATAGACTTAGCAGCCTTTTGAGCTGCTTTTGAAAATTTACTAGACGGTTCTTCACCTTTTTGTATAGACCTAACTATACCCATAAATTTTTGTTGTTGTTTGGATTTAGATGGCATTACTTTAATTTTTTCGTTAGTTTAGCAGCTTCTCTCATAAAGTTGGTAACGTTATCTTTATATGATTTTTTGAGTTGTTTCGCAATCTCACGATTTTCTGGTCTTGCATCTCTAAGAAAAGCTTGTTCTAACTTAAACATCTTATCTCTGAATCCACCTTCATGTTTCATAAGAGATTGAAATTTTTTATTAGCTCTGTTCTTGTCCTCAACACTTTCGTTTACACCACAACAAGAACTACCACAGTTACATTCTTCTTTAATTAATTCTTTTAATTTAATCATTTGAGCCTTCATCTATATGTGGATTCTTCTGTTGTCCACTATTCCAACTCTTCATTAATTTATCAAGTGGAACAAGACCTTTTGAATATACTTTATCTATAATCTTTCCGTCTGTTTTATCACCTTGATATCTATCAATCATTTTAATTACATCTCTAACTTCTTTTGCGAAGTTTAAATATGCTTTATCAAACTTTGCAGTTATTTCTCTAGATTGTTTTTTTTCTTGTTCATTAATAGATTCTTCTGTTAACTCTTTGTCACCATATCTCCATTCGTGCCATTGATTTGACATTTTTTTGTAATTATGCATTATTTTCCACCAATTCTTTTATACATCTTTTTAAACGAGTGAATTTTTTGTTTTGTTGGTTCTTTAGATTCTTTTATTGCTCTGTATTTCTTTCCGTTGATTACTTTTATTGATTCTTTTTTACTATTTTTCATACTATGGTGTTTGTCTAAGCCAGCCCTCAATTCAATACCAAAATCTTCAAAGTCATCCCCACCTTCAGGATTTAAATCTCCGGCCTTTTCAAAATTATCAGCCATAGCTTCAGCTTTTTCAATCTCTTCATCACTAGATTGACCAGATGAAATTCTTGTGACTACATCTTCAACTCTTCCTTCTAATCCAGGATAACTATCAAGTGTACCACTATATCTAGCACTTTCAGAATCCTCTTCTGCGTATTCCCAAGAAGTCGAATCCTTCTCTAAACTCATAGATGAAGTATCTTTATTTGGTTCTTCATCACCTTTTGGTTCGTCACCTTTATCATCAGAATCTCTATCGAAATCACCTTTACCTATATTACCTTTTGGTTCTTCTGGCTTCTCTTCACCACCTTTACTATCTTTAGAACCAGATTTTGCATAAACTTTGGCTTTTTCTTCATCACCAAAATATTGTATCTCACCGTTATGTTTACCACCATAATCTCCACTTGGTGCCATCCAAGTATCACCATCATCTCTACCCACTCTATCAGCATCTTGATCTTTCTTTTCAGCACCTTTACTTCTGTCTATATTATCAACACCTCTAGGATCTTCGTTCATCACATCCTCTAATGTAGGGAGTGGTTCTCCAAATTTTCTATCCCAAGCTGCTTCTTTTATAAATTCTTTTGCTATTTTTTTGTATGAATTTAAATTTTTCATTTAATTTCCCCTCATTATATCATTAATTATTGATTCTACTTTACAGTAATCTCCACAAGTTCTACCAACTATCTTTGATTCGTTAATTGATTCATTGGTTGGATGTAAGAAAGCACCATGTGTGGATGGATTAGATACGAAATCAAATGCAATCAACTCAAAGTCATCTTGTACTTCTTGTGATTGGTCACCATTATCTTCATTTACTGTTTCTACTGAACCCATTCCTCTAGATGAGATACCTAATTTAATACCACTTTTAAATAATTCTTTTAAGATGTTACCACTTGGTGTACCTAAAACTTCAACTGTACCTAGTAGGTTATCACCTTCAAAATGCATTTCTCTAACATTGTGAGAAACATTCTGTAAATTTACTACGGATGATTCAGGATGGTCTAACTCACCCATTGCTCTACGTTGACCGATAAATTCTTTCGTATACTTTTTAGCCTCACGTTCTAAAATTTCACGAGGGTATACTCTACCATTTTGATTTTTAGCTTCAGCACGTTGTAAAACGCCTTTAACAATTAACTTACCACCATTGTCTTTCATGGATTCATTAATTTGTTCTGGCCCTATTTCAAACGGTAAATAATCTACTATTAGTGTTTTCATTTATCTCTTCCCATCATTATTTCATTTCTAAGACTTTCTAACATTTCTATCCATTGTCCTAGTCTTTTTAACATATAATTTTTATCCACATCTTTATTTTGTATTTCTATTTGCCATCTCTTTAACAAGGTAGAAATACTAAAAAGAGTATCCATGTAGGATTTCTTTTTATCTTCAAAAGGCATATCGAACCTACTGTAACTGTCCGACTTTGTTTGCTAGTTTTACTAACCTCTCACTTATTTTATGTAACGCTTTATGTGTATTTTTCCAGTATGACTGTGAATTAACGTTTAGTTCATTTTTCAATCTTACATTCATCTTTACAAGTCCTTCTAATTGACTGAGACTATCTCTAACCTCTCTCATTGAACGACCAATTTTTTGTTTTGGTGACATTGTATCATCATTTCTATAATCATGATATTTACCCTCAGTTACTTTTGAGTAACCAGCAGCATTTGCAATTTTCTTTTTCTTATCTTTGTCTTTCTTACGACCACCGCTGAAAGCATATGGAGTTCTAGGAGGACCTTCTCCACCATCCAATGCACCAGTAACAGAAGCTTCATCCAACTCTTGTTGAATTAATTCTCTGATATACTTTCTAAGAATTTCAAGTTTTGTGGACATTTTTAATCTCCTTAATAAGTTCGTAATATCTCATCAATGTTAAAACTTGTTTTTCATCAACTACTTTACCCTTTGTCAAATTACCTATTTGATTTATAGATTCTGTTAGTTTAATATTTGTAATCTTATCATTTACTTTTGGTAAATGTATTTTTAATTGTTTTTTAATTTTAGAAACTTCAACGTCTACATACTCTCGTAATGAATTAGTATTACTTACATTATTTATATAGTTTTTGAGTAAACTTTTTTGTGATTCATCCAATGTTTTATATTTTTTATTAAACTTATCGACTAAAATTTGATATGCTAATAATCTCAAATCTTTATCAGATTTACTATATTCACTCAAAACTTTTTCTTTAATCTTTTTTCCATCTACTTTTTTACTAGTTATATGTTCTAGTACAGTAAACTTAGAATTTACAATATGTTCTGCTTTAAAATTATCATCTGTTGTTTCAGATTGGAATATGTTGAAAATAGAAGCAAGTATTCTATAATTAGGAATACGACCATTAAAGAAGTCATCTACATTATAATTTTCTTTAATAGATTTAATTAGATTGTATTTTTCTCTACGTAGATTTAAGTTACTTAACTTTTGACGCTGTTTTACGACAACAGTTAACAAATCATTAGCCCTAACCTCTGATTGATAATGTTTTTCAGAAAGTAACTTATAAAGTTCAAGCTCTTTTCCCAATTCTGTATTCTCATTAAAAAATTGTTTTAATATAGAAACTGATTTTGTAGATTTTCCAGCTAAAACATCAGCTGTTATCTGTCTTGTTAATAATTCAAAAAGAATACCTGTATTCTTTATTTTCGAATGTTTTAATTTTCGAGCCATTATAAATTACTCCAATATGTATGTATATTTACTCATAAATAAATATAAAGTTAAATAATAATTAGTCATTTGAAGTGTCCTTAGTTAAAGAAGTTACCTCATTTTGGTACTCTTCTTCTAATTCAGATACTTCTGTTATTAATTCTTGGTCTTTTTTACCAAAACTCATTGATTTTTTAAGAGAATCATAGTGTGATAGAGCTAATGCTTTACCATATTTAGGTGCACCACTTCCACCTTTTTTCTTATCGTGAGCTCCTAACGGATCTCTTCCTCTGACACCACTATCTTTACCGTACTTATTTAATTCTTTAGGTCTTCCTGCACCTGGTTGTCCACCTTCTTCTGAACCACCTTCATCATCTAGTTCATGTCCACTTCTACCCATAGCTAAATCAGATGGTGTACCTTGTGACTCACCACTTTTAGCAGGATCATTACCTTCTGATTCAATCTGTTGTCTTCTAAATTTTGTTTTGTAATCAAAAGCAATTTGTTCATCTTGTTCTTTAATTTCATCGTCTGTAAACTTAAATATATTTTTATAAATCCACTCGGTAGATACTATTCCATCACGTAACATTGATTCTGCAAGTGAAGTTTTACTATTCCACAACTCAATTTTTTCTTGTTCATATATTGTAGATGGGTTAGTCAATTCTAGTTCAAAATTTGTTAAATCTGCATCGGTATATCCTTGTGAATACAAGTGAACGATAGCAATCTTTGTCAATTCAGAAAGTGTTATTCTTTGTATCCTTTCAATCGTTCTAGCAAAACGAACATCTTCAGCTGCTAATGTAGCTTTACTGCCAATACTCTCATCAAACCCAAGAAATGCTTTTGGTATTCTTAAAGCAGATAATAATTTATTTTTAAGATACTCAATATCTTCAGTAGCTTCATAAGTCAAACCTGGAAGGGATTCAATATTTGTACCACTATCGCCACCACGAACTGGTAAGAAAAAATCTTCGGTGATATTTTGCATATTATATTTTAAATTATAATCACCAGTAGCTTCATCGACAACAGGAGCTTTTTTCATTTTATTAATAACTTGTTGCATATAGTTGTCAACTTCAGCTGGTGGTATATTTCCAATGTCTAATTTAAAAATTCTTTTTTCTGGTGCTCTCATAATTCTATGAATTAACATAGCATCTTCCATAAGAGTTAATTGTTTATATATCTTACGAGCACCTTCTACTTGAGACTTACCATACGGTAAGTAATTAGAATCTGATAGTAATCTGAAATGAGCTACTTCATAATTTTCTAGTTCTTCTTTTGATGCCGACTGTTCTTGTTTGAATCTATTCTCACTTGTTGCAGCTTCAATTANATATTTTACATANTCTGGATTTTCAGGATCTAATCCTTCNAATCTAGACACATCATATACTGAAAGTGGTACTACATTTGTAATACCATACTTTTCGTTTATTTCTAACTTTAAAAAGAAATCACCATACTTACACATATTACGAATCCATGGCCATAAATTAAATTCTATATTAACAATGTCATAAAATAAATTGTGTAATATTTCTTTAATCTGTTCATTATCCGTATTTATTTTTAAAACTTCACCATACTCTGATTTCATTGTTGATTCATCTGCATAAATGTCAAGAGCAGAAGATATTATAGCATCTGAATCCATCGACTCATAATCTTTAAAAAGATTTAATCTCATAGACTTAGATAATAATGCATCGGAATACCCACTAAGTCCTGCACCTGTGAATATTTTTTGATATCTATCTACTAAATTAGATTTATTTAATGATTGTGTGCGACTTGTATCACTAACTCTTAATTTCTTACCACCAACGTTTCTAACAATAACGTTAGTTGAAAATAATCTTCTTAATCTACTAAATAAGCTTGTATCAGCCATTTTTTACCTCTTTAATTAAAGTAACCAATCTAACGATTCTGGTTTTTTGTTTATTTCCATAGTCCAAGAATCGTTTTGGTTGTTTTTTGGTGTATATACACCTTGATTTGATGTTATGCTATTCATAGCCTTTTTCTGAAGTTCTACCCCTTCAGCTCTTAATCTCAAAGCAGTTTCTCGTATCCATAAACCCATAGCGTAAGACATTACTAAGTCATCATTATATCCTGACATAGCTTCTGCTCTACTACCATTGTATATAAATACAAACAACTCATCAATTAATCTATTTGAACGTACCTTTACTAATTTTTCTCTAAAAAACTCTTCTAGTTTAGCAACTACTAAAGGTCTTGTTTTTTGTGTTAATGTAAATCCAGGAACAAGTTGTTTTTCTGCTCTGTTAATTTTATTATTTACCTGTCTATGTACATCAACCACTTGTAAATCT